GGACTAAGGAGAATTATGAAAACACAAGTGTCGAAGAAGAAGAAGAAACAAGTTAAAGCAATAACTCCAGCAGGTATTTCTAAAAAGATACACCAATCAACTAAAAAGCCTTCTCAGACCATTCATTACACAGATGTTAAAAAAATCCCACAAACTACCATGGCAGAAGAGAAACGGTCAAAACAACGTACTTCTGATAGTGTTAATAAAGCTTTTGGGTTTTATAATCTTAAAACAGTTGCTAAGGAAAAATTAAAGCAACTTGCTAAAAATTTATTAAATTGGGCTAATAATGATAAACCTAAGCTATTCTTTGAGGAATTTCTAAAAGAATATGGAATAGCAAGAAGCTCTATGGAGTCACACCTAAAGAAATCTCCTGAATTAGTGGAAGCTAAAGAATATGCTTTGCAAATGATATCTTATTATAGAGAACATAAAGCATATGATTCTAACTATTGGGCAACCTTTAGATTTACCCAAGGTATTTATGATCCTCAATGGAAAACTCAAGAATTATATTTTAATGATCTTAAAAAGCAGATAGCGGATAAACAACAATCATCTACTATTAATTTACTTGTTCCTACTATAGAACAATTGCAAAAGGAAGAAGATGAATGTAGAAAAAAAACTTATTCTAAATAGGTTTAAACCTCGTTGGTATCAGATACCTCCATTACGAGCATTAGAAACAGGAAATAAACGTCGTATTCTCTTAGTGTGGGCTCGTCGTATGGGTAAAGATATTTTTGCCCTTAATGCAGCAATACGTCAATTAGTGCAAAGAGTAGGTACTGTGTACTATATATTTCCTACTTTTACTCAAGCACGCAGAAGTTTATGGGATGCTATAGATATTCAAGGACGTAAGATCTTAGATTATTATATTCCTGACGAACTTATTAAAGCTAAAAACTCATCTGAAATGAAAATTACTTTCCTTAATGGTTCCGTGCTCCAATTTCTTGGAAGTGAGAATTACGATCGACTTCGAGGCACCAACCCATTTGCTGTCGTATTTTCAGAATACGCCACACAAAATCCTATGGCATATTCAACAATAAGACCTATTCTTGCCGCTAATAATGGTTTGGCAATATTTTGTTCATGTGTGTCACCAAATACAATTGTTATTACAAATAATGGCATGAAACGTATAAAGGATATTTCATCATCGCGAAAAGAATATACTACTCTTAATAAACCTATTTATGGTCTTAATGGTTTTCATAACGCAACTGATTTTTATTATGGTGGTAAACAAAAAACACTTAAGATAAAACTTAAATCTGGATTTGAAATAGAATGTACTAAGATTCATAAGCTTTGGAATGGTACAAAATGGATTAAATCAGCTGACCTTAAAATTGGAGATTGTCTTCCGATACAATATGGTCAAAATATATTTGGATTAGGATTATGTTTTAATAAATTTAAACATAAAGAACATGGATTATCTTGTTGGAAAATAGAAGATAGGATTCAAGATAAAGATTTCTTTTATCTTTTAGGACTTATTCATGCTGACGGAAGTTATGATAAATATAAAGTAACTATTACTAATAAAAAAGATCCAGAAATAATAGAATTTTTACATGATAATAGATTTGTTACGTTTAAAGATGGAATACATCACAATTTTAACTCGAGAACATTTGTATTGTTTTTAGAGTATCTTGGCTTTAAACATGGTGCTAAAAATAAAACGTTTCCAGATAAATTATTTGAATGTAATAAGGAACAACTAAGGTTTTTTTTACAGGGACTTTTTGATGGTGATGGATGTTCAAGTAAATCTAAAGGTAGTATTCATTTTGCCTCAACATGTTTTGAATTTATAAGAGATCTACAAGTAATATTATTAAACTTTGGAATAGCATCTTCATTTAGAAAACATGAACAAAAACCAACTAAATTAGTAAAAAAAGAATCTATTTTATATCTTCTTGAGATATCAGGATATTTTTCTCATATTTTTTATGAAGAAATAGGCTTTAGGCTTGAAAGAAAACAGTTTAATAAATGCAAACTTACTAATAGAAACAAAGAAGAATCTGGAAATATTTATCCAGTAGATATATCTAAATTAAAACACAAACTTCCTAAAAACATTGTGACTAACCCAAGTAAAATGTCTCGAATAATGATTAAATCAATGGCAGAAAGATATAATGATCCATATTTAAAATCTTTACTTGATGAAAAATATTATTATTCAGAAGTTATATCTATACAAGATTCTGACTCAGAAGTATTTGATTTTGTTATCCCGGACACACATTCATTTTTTTCTAATGGTTTTATATCGCACAACACCCCTTTTGGAAAGAACCATTTTTGGGATCTTTATCAGATAGCTCAAAACTCATCTGATTGGTATTGCGATATTAAAACTGTAGATGATGCTCAACATATTCCACAACATGAAATAGATACTTTACGAGCTACTGGAGAAATGTCTGAAGAAATGATACAACAAGAATTTTATGTTAATTTTAACAAAGGAACTGAAGGAAGTTATTACGCTAAAATTATAAATCAGTTAAGACTTGATAATAGGATTTCCACGGTCCCTTATGAATCTGCTTTTCCTGTTCATACTGCTTGGGACATCGGATTTACTGATGCTACTGCTATAATCTTTTTTCAAATTATAGGTCAATCAGTTCATTTAATAGATTATTATGAGAACCATAATCTTGCTATGGAAGCATATGTAAAGGTAGTACTTAATAAACCTTATACTTATGGAAAGCATATTGGGCCACATGATATTGTTAATAAGAATTCATCTAATGGGTTAAGCCCTATGATGATAGCATCACAGCTTGGATTACAGTTTACAAAAGGACTAGATAGAGGAAGTACTGGAAGCGGTCTTGATAGATGGGGTGGAATTCAAATAGTTAAAAGTAAGTTACCTACTTTTTGGATAGATGAACCTAAATGCGCCAAGTTATTAAAGGCATTAGATAACTATTCTAAGAAATATAATACTAAGACTATGGACTTTGATGATGCTCCAAGCCACAATTTTGCATCACACGGTTCAGACGCTCTCAGAGTGCTTTGTACGTCGCTTTCTTTGGCTAAAGGTGGTAACTCTCCAGAGGAACTTAACAAGCGTTATCAAAGAGCTATGTACGGGACCGGAAGTGCACCACAGTTTTATAGAAAGTGGAACGAATAGGTATATTTTTGCATTTTATTGCTGTTATATTGTAAAGTTATTTATATATATAACCTTTAATGGGAAAATAAATATTTTAAACTTAAAAGGAGTTTTTTGTAATGAAGCTATTTCCTATAGATACTCCAGAGTTCTATTCTGATAAGGGTAAAATTATTAAGTCTAAGCTTGAGGATTTTCATACTAAAAGCATGGATTATAATCAGACATTTTGGCATCAAGCTAATATTGATGCAAGATTTGAAGCTGGTGATCAGACTATTTGGGATGAGATTTATAACAATATTCCTATACCTAATAGAGCTACATTCAATTTCAATAAAATAAGACGTATTATAAACATGATTTCTGGTTATCAACGTCGTAACCGTAAATCTCTAATTGTTATTCCAGTAGAAAATGGAGACCAGCAAACTGCTGATCAGTATTCAAAGATTATTAATCATATAAACAGAAAAGAAGCTATGCTTGAGACTGTATCAGATGCGTTTCATGATGCTATTGTTACAGGGTTAAGTCTTTTATATGTTTGGAATGATTATCGTCAAGACCCGGTATCAGGTTCCATAAAAATAGATAACTGTGCTTACGATTCTCTCTTTTTGGATCCTTTCTTTAAGAAAAGTGATTTATCTGATTGCAGTGCTATATGGAAAAGATCGCTTTTGTCTAAGCAACAAGTAAAATCTCTATTGCCTGATAAATCTAAGATGTTAGATGAAATATGTAATACAAATATAGACAACAAGTTTCCTTATATGCCTGGAAGTGGTAGAGCCAATGCTCAAGGTTTAATCTCTTATGATGAATATTATTACACTGATACAAGATCACAAAAACTTCTTATTGATACTCAAACAGGCGAAACAATGGAATGGAAAGAAAGTAATCAAGAAGGTCTCTCTCAATTCTTAAGTGCCTATCCAACCGTTATAGTATCAGAACACGATATACAAACAGTAAAGTTAGCTATTTTAGTTAATGGTGTTCTTGTTTATGACGGCCATAATCTTTTAGGAACAGACAAATATCCATTTGTTCCTGTATTTGGTTACTTTAATCCCAATATAGATTCATATTCACTTAAACTTCAAGGCGTGGTCCGAGGCCTGCGTGACGCACAATGGCTTTCAAACCGCTTTGTTAATATAGCCTTGGACTCTTTTGAATCTCAAACCAACTCAGGATGGATATATAAAGAAAATGCACTTGTTGATAAAGATGATGTCTACCTAAAAGCTGGACAAGGAAAAGGTATTGCACTTAATCAGGATGCCCAAATGACTGATATACAAAAAATACCAACGGCAGAAGTATCACAGTCGCTATTTTCCATCATAGATAAACTTGATTCATTGCAGCTTGATATTTCTGGTGCCAATGAAGAGCTTTTAGGATCTGCAGTAGACGACAAAGCTGGGATCTTATCAATGCTTAGGCAAGGAGCTGGACTTACAACGCTGCAAACTCTATATGACCAACTTGATAGATCCCAAAAACTTTTAGGAACAGTTCTTATAGATGCAATACAAAGTAATTACACACCTGGTAAAATAAAACGAATCCTTGCAGAAGAACCGTTGCCTCAGTTCTATAATAAAGCATTTGGTATATACGACTCGGCTGTAGAAGAAGGCTTTAATACTACTACACAAAAACAACTTGAATTCGCTCAGCTAATAAAACTTAAAGAGCTTGGACTTAATATTCCAGACAGTGCAATTATAGAAGCTGCAACCTTGCAGAATAAACAAAACCTTATTAAATCTATGGAACAAATACAGCAACAACAACAACAACAAGAACAACAAGCTGCGCAAATGCAACAAGCCCTTCAAGCCGCACAAACTGAACTTGCTAAGGCTAAGGTCGAATCCGATCGTTCCTTGGCTAAGGAAAGAGATTCAAGAGTATTTTCTAATATTGGTTTAATGAAGGAACGTGAGCTTGAGGCTGAGAAGGATAAGACACAATCAATGCTTAACTTGGTTAAAACACTTCAAGAAATAGATAATATTGATATTGAGCAGCTTACAAAGCTTATACAGGTATCTCAAACGGTTAACGCAGTTGCAACAGAAGGTAACAAGGTTGGAAAAATGGGAGCTGCTATTGTGTCTGGAGCAACAAGCGATACTTCGGTAGGCAATAATCCTAAAGGAGTATAAATGTATATTGATGATAGAACCTTAAAGATGCTTGTATTTATAGTTTTATTTCTTTGTGGGTTAGTTATAGCCATAGAGATTAATTCATATCATATGACTAAAAATCTCTATTCAAAACTAGAACAGGTTCCATACTTTTTATTTGATGAAGACAATAAATGTAATGAATGCGATGAGTTTAATGAAGTTATATCGTTTGATGTTATTAAGGAGGAAGAAGAATGCCAGCAGCACATCCAAGACCAAAGGGAGCTCCTAAAGAAATACACGACAGTCTTTTAGGAAATAAGGATAAAAAAAAGAAGAAACCATGGAAGAAAAATAGAAAGGACGACGATGCCGTTGGTAGAGGATCCAAAGAATTATACTCCGATAGGTAAACAGTACCTTGATAAGGCATCAAAGACTAATAACGAAGTAGTAACTATTCGTGAACTATCTAATGAGATGCATAAGAAATATGTAGATAACCTTCAGGAAGCAACCCTTAAGGGCAAAAAGAAGTTTGATGGTGACTTTTATATAGAAGTTACAACTAAACCAGAAAAACTTATAAAGACAGTTTTACGCAACTACTATTCAACAAGAAAATCATGTGCAACACCATTTTATGATCAAACACTGTACAAATTTAATGCTAAAGATGAGAACATAGAATTTATGTGGGTCGTACCATCAAAACATATGTGCAAAGAGATTTACCGCGATAGATTACTTATTGATACTCAAGATGATCCACTATTACCATATGTTTTAGAGTTTATGAGTGGTAAATTATTAAAGAGAGCAATGTTTTTAAATAACGAACTAAAATAAAGGAGAAATATGAGTGATGATCATACAGAAAATCTTCCAAATCAAACTAATATTCTTGAAAGCAGTGTTACCGAAAAAACTTTACAAGAGGTTGATAACCTATCTAATGAAGTTGTTCAAACAAATGATATCCCACCTAAGGAATCTGGAAAAGAATCTTCCGGAATAGACTCAGACACTAGTGTCTCAGATAATATACAGGAAGAGATTCAAGTTAGTGAAAATTTCAAGACCTTGAGACAAACAAAGCGTAAATTAGAGCAAGAAAATCAGCAGCATTTAGCTAGAATAAAAGAACTTGAGTCTAAATCTACACCAGTAGACTCATATTCTGACGATATTGATGAAGAACAAACTGAGGTAGATAAACTTAGAAGAGAATTACGTTCTTATCAGGTTAATTCTGCTGCTATAGCAACGGAAGCAAAGTTAAAGTCGCAATATCCCGACTTTGATAAAGTTGTTAACAAGGACAACCTTGATATTCTTAGTGCTAAGTATCCTGAAATAGCACAAACGATACAGACATCAAAGAATCTTTATTCTAAAGCAGTATCGGCTTATACATTAATAAAGAAGTTTGGTGTTCATCTTGATGATGAATCAATAGCTCAAAAGCAAAAAGCTACAGATAACATTAATAAGCCAAGGCCGGTAGGCAGTTTACAAAGTGATTCTCCATTAAAGCATGCAAAAGATTATTCTGATCTTAATTCTAAAGATGTAAGAAACGATATAATCAAAAAAGCAATGGATTTAGCTAGAAACGCATGAGTACATCACAGTGGTCCCGGGTCTAACGGTCCGGGATATTTTATTTGTATTTTAGTATTCCTCTTTGATATACTCCCAAAAGTAATAATAAGTATTCAAAATTATTGTAACCAGTTACTGATTGTAACCAGTTACTGATTGTAACCAGTTACTGGTGGTTTCGTAAGCCAGAAGATAAGGTAACGGTATTTAGCTAATACTTTACTTGATCTTTTAAGAAAGTTATTACAACGCTGTAGGGTATAAAAGCCCACAAGGTCTCGCAAACCTAGGACCGTAGCGGTATCATGCCGCATAAGTCTCGTCCGGCTTAAATGTAAGTGTCGATAGAAGATTAGTTCTTTTATCATTTAAGATATTTATTATTTAAGGATTTCTAATGGCAACAATGACAACTAGTAATCTACCTAGCCCAGTTCAAATCTATTACGATAGATTGCTCTTGAGTATGGCAGATCCTAATCTTATCCACTCTAAAATTGCTATGAAAAAAAACATTCCTAGCAAAAATGGTGGAACTCTCAGATGTGAACGATATGGTGATATCGGTATAGCTAATGTTCCTTTAGGGAATACAAGCATTACTCCACCTTCATCAGCAATGTCTTCAGTATTTATTGACGCCAAACTTGATTGGTATGGTCAATGGATAGAAATTGATCATCAGGTCGATAAAACATCACAATCTCCTGTTCTTAACCAAAGAACTATGCTTCTTGGTAGAGCAATGAGACAAACTGAAGATGCTCTTGTACGTGATATGTTAGCAACAACTGCTACAGTAATATTCGCTACTGGTGGCGTAAACGGTAAAGAAATACATTAGCATTGCCGTTTTAAAACCGTCGGTGATTACTGGGAAACCCTAAGGGCAACAGCCTATGGCAACCCGAGGCAAGGGTCTAGATAAGTTTAGATGGCTAGCCGCAACGACTAAGTCCGATGGACCATAAGTAAAATATGGTAAGCGATAGTCTGAACTCATAAGAAATTATGAGAGGCGAATCCGAAGAGGTTTGCCCGCTTAAGTGTTATTACCTTTGAGGTTGAGTTTATGAATTTTTTGAATGATTTCTTCTCTTATTTTTATGGTTTCGCCATACAAGTTCTTGAAGATGTTAAGAATATTAATATTAACAGACACCACAACAATGGATACAGGAAACTTATAAGAAAGCCTTCTTTTTGGGAGTATTTTTCCGATATAAAAACACCCATCTCCATCAACGTATCCCGCAGCATAAGCATAATTTGTTTGTTTATTTTTATTCATAGTGGCTCAATATTATCAGCCACTGCACTTAAGTCAAAAAGTAACAGAAATATGGATGCTCCTACAGAGTTAACCCTTAGTGACGTACAAACAGTAGTAAAAACATTACTTGGCAATGATGCTAAGACAACCTCTTCATCTATTGATGGTGCTAATAAATTTGGAACAGCTCCAGTACCTAATGCTTACATTGGTCTTGGAAATACAGATTTATCTTCTACCTTAGAAAACATCAATGGATTTCTTGGAACATATCAGTATGGTTCTCAAGCAAAAATTGATGATGCTGAATGGGGTACAGTTGGACGTGTAAGATTCTTACTATCTTCTCGTGGTTCAAAAACTGCCAATGCTTCAGGACTTGCAGCTGATGTATACAATACATTTATTTGCGGTATGGAAGCTTTTACAACAGCAAATTTAGAAAGTGATAACGCAGGAATGATTTATCATGATTACAACATTGCTGGTGGACCATTAGAGTTACACTCAACTGCAGGATGGAGAATGTCTCATGCGTGCGCAATCACAAATGAGTCATGGATTTGTAACCTTAAATCAACATTATAATAGGGAGTGATAAAATGAATCCAATAATTCAACAAGGATCTTTCACTGCCGACGGAAGTGCTAAAACAATAAAACTCCGTTCGGATGTTGATTGGTTCAAAATAGTTAACTTTACACAATCAGATGCAGCCAATAATGGATATGGCGTTGAATACTTCTGGCAGTATGGTATGGGTACAAGCATGGTGATTAAATATCATCCAGCTGGCGATCAAACCATGGCTGTAGATGTAGCAACATCAGCTATACAAGTTATTGACAGCACTAACTATGCTCTTGGAGCACAAACAGCAGTAACAGGTGGAACAGATGTACCTACTCCTGTTTATCTAACTGGCGACACCCACACTACATCAGCTGTAGCTGGCACAATAGTTAGATTAACTGGTACGAATCATGACAATCTTAATGGTTTAGATTTTAGTATTGATGCAGTTACTTTAGATACCGAATTTAGATTAGCTAACACTCTTGCAACTGCCCCAGGCAGAATAGCCGGAGCTTCTGGTTTCTATAGAGTTGTTGCACCTAATATTGAAGTTTACAACATGTTTACTCCATCAAACAGATTGATTTCTGATATTTCAGCAGCAGCAAATGGTCTTGTAACAACATTGGTAGATCATGGTTATAAAGTTGGTCAACGAGTTCAATTCAATGTTCCTGCTGGCAACGGCATGATCGAATTGAATGGCGTAACAGCTAATATTACTGCAATAACAGCAAGTACATTTACAATTGATATAAACACTTCTACTTATACAGCATTTACATTCCCTGTTTATACAGCAGTTCCATTTACTCCAGCAAGTGTCGTACCTGTTGGTGATAACCCTGGATATGCTAGTCATATGTTGGCACCAGGTGCGTTCTACAACCAAGGTTATGTTGGTGTAGTTCTTACAGCTGGTACAGCTCAACCTGCAGGTAATAGCGATGATGTAATTTACTGGATGGCAGGCGCTTCAAACCGTCTTGATCCAGCAAAGGTAGTTACACCTAAGTTTTAACTAGATAACGTTATGGGCCTTCACGGGCCCATATAAAAAGCGGCAGCCATAAACTATTTATTTAGGAGGCCATATGGCACAAATGACAATTAAGAGAACATCAGCATCAACACCAAGTATTAAAACATCAATGGAAAGAGATGCTGAGTTAGTAAAAGGTAAGTTTCAGTATTTAGAGGTACCTGGTGCAACCTTAGTTTTTTCTTACAGGAAATATAAAGGTCAGCATCCAGTACAATACAAGCTTAAAGATGGTGAGATTTATACCTTACCTCGTGGAGTTGCAAAGCACCTTGCTACAACAGGTCAATACCCAATACATGAGTATGCAACCGATGAGTTTGGTAAGCCTTTGATCAGGATAGGAAGAATGAAAAGAAGGTATAATTTCGAAAGTCTTGAATTTTTTGATGACTTAGGTTCTACTGATTCTAAGTTGTATACAGTAGAGAAACTATAAATTTAAAGGGTAAGCGCTATGGCAGATTCAACACTATCTACACTAGAGCAAATAAGAACCAGGGTTAGAAGGCTAACAAAGAGTCCTTCAGCTGCTCAATTATCTAACGACGATATTGATAGTTATATAAATACGTTTGTTCTTTATGATATGCCATCTTATTTAAGACTTAATACATTAAAGGAATTACTAACCTTTTATACAGATCCTAATGTAGGAACCTATTCAACAATTACGGCTGATGCAGAAGATCCAATGTATAATTTTAAGAATAAATACGTATCAGCTACAGACCTTGCATACGTAGGAGGAAATCGAATAAGTTTTTCGCAGTCTAGATCAGAATTCTATAACGCTTACCCTTTAAATAACTATAAAGTTAGTATGGGCACTGGAGACGGTGTTGAAACTAACTTTACAGGTACTTTAACTAATATCCCTGTATTACCTAATAAC